AAATTTGTTATGGAGAACGAGGTACCAGAGTTCTTTGATAAACGTCTTAACCAAGGTAATGTTCGGCAGTTTTTAGAAGACAACCCCGACCTTGTACCTAAAGGTCTTAACGTAGATTCAGAATACGCAGTTGCGGTAAGGAAAAAATAATGAAAAAGAAAGAAACGTTTGTACCTATAGAGGAGATAGCCGACCACTTTGCGGTATCGGTATCAACTATACGTGCGTGGGTACGCAGAAAAAACATAACCCCTGATTCTTATATCAAAGTAGGCAGTACTTACAGGTTTAGGATTTCAGACGTGACTGACTCGTTACTGGCTAATGGATCTAAGGCTGATCCTACAGAGGACGGGTTGAAAACTAGCAAGACTTCTCATCTAGGCGTACAAAAACAAGCCGAGGAGATGGTAGCAAGTCACATGGAGAGAAAGGAATCCTTAGTAACTGCCAAAGAAATGGAAGCGTTATTCGACGAGGATATCTAGTGTGCGTCGAATTAGTTTGTACGGTAGTAAGTTTTCTATTGTGGTTGGGAAAGAAACAGCTATTATAGAAGAAGACTTTAAGGACATCATAATTGTTAATGCGGCACCTGTATCACGATCATATTTTGAGAATGCTTACGACCCTAACAGGTCAGTGGCACCAACGTGTTGGTCAGCAGATACGCAAAGACCTTCTATAGATGTACTTGAAGAGAACAAGCAAGCCGCCCGTTGTATGGATTGCCCACAGAATATACGTGGGTCAGGGAGTAACCGTGGACGTGCTTGTAGGTTTGCCCAACGCCTAGCTGTTGTGTTTGATGGACAACTAGACGAGGTATACCAACTACAGTTACCTGCTACATCTATATACGGTAGGGGTAAAGGTGGACACATGCCGATGCAAGACTATGTTAAATTTTTGTCTAGCAGAGGTTCTGTAGCAACTCGCATTATTACGCGAGTATATTTTGACGAACAAAGTCCGATCCCTAAACTTTATTTTAAACCGATACGGTCATTGAATGAAGGCGAGGCAGACAAGGTTTCAGAGTTAAAGAATCACCCCGATACGTTACATGCTATAAGTATAGATGTATCTGCGGAACCTAAGTCTCCTTTCTCGGCAGTAGAAGGTTTTGAATTAAACGCAACCAGTAAAGGAAATTAGTATGAGTTATATTATTGAAAATGTAGAAATACTTTATCCACGTATTAACCAACCTTATAGATACGATGCTTCAGCAGGTGAAAACGGTAAGAGTGTACCCTGTGACGCGTTTGAGGATGGCGCTAAGTACGAGACAAAGTTTCGTATGGATAAAGATAAAGCCAAGGCTCTGTATGGACAAATGGCCGAGGCTTATAGTAAAGCTAAAGAAAAAAGTTGGCCTGAGAAGATTGACTTTCCCTTTGATAAGCAAGATGACGGTTCGTTTATAGGTAAGGCTGTACTCAAAGCGGCATATGGTAAGGAGGCTACTAATCCCCCAAAGCAGTTTGATGCTAAGAGTAAGGAGTTACCAGATGACTTTAGACTTACTACGGGCAGTACGGCTAATGTCGCTGTTACTTTCTACCCGTATAACATGCGCGAGGCAGGTGTATCTGTACGCTTACGTGCTGTACAAGTTATCAAGTACTTACCTATGGAAGCCGCTTCACCATTTAGTGTGGTAGCCGATGGGTTTGAGTTAGATAGTGACAACCCCTTTGAAACTGTTTCACCCGTGGCTGAAGCACCTAAAGCTGTAGTATCTGATGACTTGTTTGGAGATGATACCGCAGAAGAAGCTCCGGTAGAACAACCTAAGAAAACCGCTAAGAAGAAGTCCGTGGCACCAAAAGAAGAAGACAAAGACTTAGCATCCATTGTTGATGATTGGGACGGTTAAAACCTCCCTACTTAAATAACCTGTAGCTAGGATAACAATCCGAAAAGGGTGCATATGCACCCCTGCTACCTTACCTCTCGGATGCGGATATGAATACTAAATCATTTTTGCAAAGGGCTTTAGCCGACAGCGGTTCCTATTGTATTTGGGCGCACAACAAGAAGACTGATCGTATACACCAGAAGTTTTACTCTACTACGGATCAGTTGATAGACAAAGCGCACGAACTAAATGCAGACGGATACGATTGTTACTTTGCTCTTGCAACCTTTAAAGAACCTACCTCACGGAAGGTTACGAACGTACATAAGCTACAGTCGTTCTTTTTTGACATAGACTGTGGTGATGATAAGGACAAGGAAGATAAGGGATACCTTACACAAGAAGCCGCGATAATAGCTTTACATAGTTTTTGTAAGACACTTAACCTACCTACTCCTTTACTTGTTAACTCTGGACGAGGTGTACACGTACACTGGCACTTGTCTGAACCTGTTATATATGATGATTGGTTTCCAGTAGCTTCACGTTTAAAAGCTTTAACTAAGACACATGGTTTGATCTGTGACCACTCAGTTACCTCTGATGCGGCTAGGATATTACGTATACCTTCTACGCATAACCATAAGACTACTCCCCCTACAGAGGTTTCTTACTTCGGTAACACTGACCAAAAGCTAGTTAACTTTGACGCATTCTCCGAACTGCTAGGACATGACACGATACCAGTCCCCGAACGTATGGTGGAAGAGTTTAGTGCGGTAGTGCAGGGGTTATATGGTAACAAAGAAAATTACTTTGCAGACATTATAGCTAAGAATGGTAAGGGAGAAGGCTGTGCTCAGATAGCACATGTAATGGAAAGCCCTAACGAGATTAGTGAACCCCTATGGTTTGATGCTGTATCTATTATCAAACACTGCGTGGATGGTGGTAGAGAAGGCGCACATAAAATATCACGAGGCTACGAGGGTTACGATGCTACAGAAACAGATAGTAAGTATGACACTACAAAACATGTTCACAGGTGCGATACATTTAACGACAACAGGCCAGACGTATGCACAGACTGTAAGCATTGGGGCAAGATTGGTTCTCCTATAGTACTAGGGCAACGGATAAAAGAAGCAGATGAGGAAGATAACGTAGTATCTATGAAGACAGAACTGGGGAGTAGTGAGGTATACACTATACCAACATTTCCTAAACCCTATTTTCGTGGAGCTACTGGTGGGGTTTACATACGCACCAAGACAGAAGATGGGGACGTAGATGAGAAGTTGATCTACCACAATGACTTGTATGTAGTTAAGCGTATACAAGACGTTGAAAGTGGTGAGAGTATAGTTATGCGTCTTCACCTACCTATAGATGGTGTTAGAGAGTTTACTGTCCCACTGACTGCTGTTACCTCCAAGGAAGAGTTTCGTAAGCATATGGCCGCGCATGGTGTGGCTGTAACTAAGATGGATGATATTATGAATTACACCACTAGGTGGGTAAACGAGTTACAAGCTACTACTGCTACTCAACATGCTCGTAGACAGTTTGGTTGGACAGGGGATGATTTTAAGTCCTTTGTGTTAGGTGGTCAGGAAGTATTTGCAGATAGTATAGAGTCTAACCCACCCTCTACCCCCACCAAGGATTTGTTCCATGCCTTTAAACCAAAAGGTACTTTAGATGAATGGAAGGACATGATTAACTTCTATAATCGTGATGGATTTGAATTGCACCAATACATAGTGGCTACAAGCTTTGGCTCTCCCCTTATGGCGTTATCTCCCATAGCTTGTTCTGGGTTTCATATAACAGGTGACACTGGATTAGGTAAGACAACTGCTATGTTCGCGGCGGCTTCGGTGTGGGGCAAACCAAAAGAATTGGTGATAGATAGAAATGATACGCAAAACTCTAGGATGTTACGTGGTGAGGTATACCGTAACTTACCTCTGTACATTGATGAGATGACAAACGCCAAGCCAGAAGACCTTTCAGACATGATCTATCAACTCTCTGGAGGCAGGCAGAAGAACCGTATGGCAGGGGGTGGTAACGTAGAACGTGTTAGGGGAGAACCTTGGAGTCTACTAACAGTTACAACAGGTAACGTCAGTATCATTGAGAAAGTTAGTATGGCTAAAGCTATGCCGAAAGCAGAGGCGCAGAGGATGCTAGAGACTAAGGCAAAGAAGCTGTTTGACGAGGCGAAGACTAAACACCTTACCGACTCACATGCTCATAATGCAGAGAACCTCTACGGACACGCAGGTACTATATACATACAGTATGTGTTGTCTAACCTAGAAGAAGTTAAGACTTTACTATATAGAGTACAGAAAGCTATAGATAAAGAAGCAGGACTTAAAGCGGAGAACCGTTTTTGGTCGGCAGGGGTAGCTTGTACTATTACAGGGGCGATGGTTGCTAAACGTTTGGGGCTTATCTCCTATAACACCAAAGGACTTATGAAGTATGCTTTAGGTCTGCTGAAAGAGAACCTGCGTAGTGTTGGTGATATGAGCATGTCTGTACAAGAGACTCTTAACAACTACCTACACGATAACTGGGGTAGCATTCTTAAAATACGTAGTACTGATGACTTACGTAAGCCTCAAGATAATGGGTTAGATGAGCTAGTAATTCCAGAAGTTGATCCTAGAGTTCGTTTAGTAGGTAGGTATGAGACAGACGTAAAGATGTTATACCTTACCCCGAAGCCTTTGAAAGCGTGGTGCGGTAAGCAGGATATAATCTATGCTTCTTTCTTGGCAGAGTTAACCTCGCATATGAACGCTAAGTCAATCACCATGCGGCTTACCAAGGGTACGTCTACTCAGTTACCACCCTCTCGTGTAGTGGCTGTAGATTGCTCTAATACTCCTTTTAACGAGCCTGCTGATGCTTAGACTGGATGACCTTGATCCTGACGGAGTTAATATAATAATTGACTGGGGCAAGATGGTCGTAGGAGCCTCAGTCTTTATACCCTGTATAAACACACAAAAAGCTACTACACAGTGCAAAAATATATTTAAACGTAAGTGTTGGCAGCTAGAAATTAGAGTTATAATACAGGATAACAAGTTAGGAGTACGCATCTGGCGTACCCTGTAACAATTTCGCCTTTTCTCCCTGCTCGTTTCCGAGGCGGCAGGGAGGTTTTTTTATTCAAACAAACTAGATGTGTCGTACTCTTTGCGCTCTTGCTCTAGTACTCTCTTCATCATTGGACTAAGCGTAGTTCCGTTGTGCATCTTAGCTGTTGTTCTTTGGTGCCCTGTATAAGACCGCTTTAAAGATTCGTAGGTTATCCGTGCGCTTGGGTGTCTTTTACTAAACTCTTTCATTTCTTTAAATACTTTTTTAGACTCTGGGTAATCTCCCTGCCTACGCGCTACGTAGTATTGTTTTAATAACTTAGACCTTTTCTTTGTAACAGCTCCGCTAATCTTTTGCTCTATGTTAGTTTGTTCCTGTGCAAATGTGTACCCTGTTGGAGGGAATCCAATCATACCTGAGAAGAAATCACCTGAAGTAAGATCATCATAGATAACATCCCCACGCCTAGTCTTCATAGCGCCTTCTTGTTGATATCGACCTATAGGGCTGTTTCTTACCACGTTTGTAATGCCTGCTGGCAGAAGGCTTTCTATTCCTCGTTGAAGCTCTCCCTCAGAAAAGTCTTTACCTGCACGGATAAACCGCTTACCTGTACTAAATGCAGGGCCACCAAGGTGATGAAATATATCTTCTTCTACAGAAGCATCTCTACTGTACCTGTTAGCTTCAAATATTAAGTTATTTAACCTAACACGTTTTGAGAAGTCTATACCTAAAGCGTTTACCGCTGGCCCTTTGTACCAACCTTCACCAAAGTACTTACGCACTACAGTATCTGCATCGTCCTCTTCATCATCTAGGAACAAGTCCATTGCTAAAGCAACTGCACCGTAAAGTGGCATACCCTGTATCCCTGCTACTAAAAGGGCGGATAGATGCATAGCACGAACCTGCGCCCACGCTACCTTCTTTAGTCGCATACGCTCTTCTTTCTGAGGAGCAGTCTCATTTTTTGGAGGAAAAAACTGTAAATCTATAGCTCTTTTGCCTACCTTAAACATCGTGGTGTACATACGTAGGCCGTAGTTCTTATACATAAACGCTACACGACCAACACCTTCTGAAGATATTCTAGAGCCAGTTTCTAATACTGCTCCACCGTTGTATTCCTGAGACATGTACAAAGCATTCTCTGAAGCTTCTTCTTGTATCTGCGTATCACTTAACCGTTGGTCTTCAGGCTTCTTAGACTCTCTATTTTCTATAGTCTCAAGGGATAGCTTGTACCCAGATAGTAATGTGACTTGACGGTTAAATCTCTCCCCTGCGTTAAACATAATTGCAGAGACAGCGGAGACGCTGTTTAAACCTTTTTCGGCAACGTTAGCACGGGCTACGCGCCCCGACGCTTTCATACCTACCTTTTCTCGTAGCCACTCAAAGCTTTGAGTGCCCTCATCTAGTCCCATAGCATCTGCTAGGTAAGACTGTGTAAGGTACGACCTTTCAGAAGCCATAGTAATTAAGTTAATTAGTGGCCCATATTCTTTAGCGATAGCAGGGTCTACGTCTTTCTTTAGAGTGTAAGTAATCTTACCGAAGTTGTCGTTAGGTTTTCCCCCAACGGTTTCAGTGGTATCTTGCTTCATATCGTAATAACTGTCTATCTCGTTACCAGAAGACATTACCATAGCTATAGCTTCTGTCATCGCTTTACCTGCTTTTATATGTCCAAACTCAGCACCTAACATGGGGCCGACAAACAGGGGTAACTGACTAAGGTTAACTAACGCTGAAGATGCGTTAAAACCAATGGTGTATATAAAGGCTAATTGGTTAGCGTTCTTTACTACTCCCTCTAGCGCCTTTCTTTCTGCACCACTAACCGCAAACTTAGCTCGTGCTAACATATCATCGCCAATAGCAGTGGTGGTACCACTGTTAGGGTTGTTTTCAGACAACTTAACTTGCTTTTCTCTTATCTCCACTTCTAAAGTACGAATACGCCCACCTATATCTATTCGTTGTACTTGACGAGCTATATCAAAACCTTTAGATCGCATAGCTAGTATGGAATCGTGCTTGTATCCTTCAAGACCTTTTCTAGTCTTCATTGATTTAGCAAAAGATGTCTCTGGTAGAGAATCAATAAACAAGTTCATAATTTCATTTTGTATTGACTCGTCTACATCTCCCTTAGCTAAAGTATTAAGTACCTCTGACACAAACGAGTTAGGAGGAGCGTTCTCTCTAAAGTTTCTAGCGTTTAAATCCCCGTCTGTCGTTTTTATTGTTTTGGGATCAACACCTAATAACTTTAGTTCTACCACTGCCTTTTCTCGGTCTTTCTTACTCTCAAACATTTCTACTACGTAGTTATCTTTATCGTCTCGTACTACGTTCTGCCCTTTTCCTCTAGCAGGGGTATAGGATAGTTTGTATTTACCTTCCCGTACTAGAGGGAAATAAACGTCTAAAGCATTGGTATCAAACATTCTGTCAAAGACAGTTGCCTGTAGTTTGTCTGCCTCTTCTTTACCTAACACCTCTTCCATACGACCAGTAATAACTTTCTTCATCTGGAGGTACTGCGTCTTGTACACGTCACGCATTTCTATATATTGGTTTCTAGCTTTTTGAGATATTGATGTCCATACTTTTTGCTGTTCTTCCCATATAGCTAACTTTTCTGGGTCTTTACCGTACCGTTCTTCAGCCAAAGCCCGTGTTTTTATCGTGGGATCTACTTGGTGTATAGTCGAACCTATATCCCGTGAGTATATTATTTGGTCTATTATTTTCTGTTCCGCAGGATTTTTCATAGCCCACTTGGAGGCTTTCTCTACCGCCGCACTCATTAATTGGTCAGCTTGGTTTGACTTACCCCGCAGTAATAAGACTAGTTTACGTAACCTAGTACCTATATCTCCATAGCCCTTTGCGCTAGCTACGTCACCTACAGCTTGAATATCTAATAGCTGTAACGCTCCTCTCTTAGTAACCATGTCGGTAACTGAATCTAAGAAGGTGCCACCTTCTATACCAAACTCTTCTCTAAACTTTTTCGTTGGGGGAGCAAAGCTCTTTTGCACTACTCCTAACTCGTTAAGTATCTTCTCTACACCGTCTCGCGTTCCTAACTTGTAAGTACTACCTGCTCCACGAGTGTCAGGAGAAGTAGCCAAGAAAGCTATTATAGATTGGTCTAACGTATCCAATGCTCCAGAGTTTGTCCCTGCGCCTATCAAGCTACGTATAAAGTTAGTTACAGCCCTAAAGAACCTGTCCAACGCACTAGTGGCTGAACCATCAGGGTTTAATCCTGCTAGTTTCTGTTGAAATTCAGAGTTACTAAGAGCTTCAGATACAAATTCTTTTAAGCTACGTGCGCCATATGCAGAGTCTAAATTTGGTTTAGCTTCGTTGTAGAGTGTAGTTAACTTTTTAGTCATAGGATGAGACGGGTTGTCTAGTATCTTATCTACTGAGGCATGAGTTGCCTCATGCAGTACCGTATGTATAAACACTTCTTTACCACTTACTATGTTAACGGTACCGCCAGACGACACAAAAGATTGATCTCCGTCAGCAAACTTAACTTTAGTATTACCTACTGATTCTGACAAAACACGCGCTATCTGCTTAGTTCGCATGTCTGAAGCCTCTGCGCTTATAAGCATCAAGGCGGCA